ACATCATCTTTGTATCGGAAATCATCCAAGACTACTTTATGCGCATTGTTTGGCAAATAATCTGTGAATGGATCTCGAATCTTAATTGTGACAGCTTTTTTTGTTCCTTTGCCGCTAAGGATATCTCTATCCTTAGAAGAAGGATTGTAGACTAAGCAAGTGCAGTAATATAATTCCTTGTTTTCTTGTTCACCTGGTTCAGGTCCATCGTTTGGTTTTACTTCAAAAAAAGTAACCGGCGTATTTAGATCACCGGCTACAATTTCAGGTCTTTCATATTTTGTTTTAATCGGCAACTTGATCACCTACCAAGTCAATTGAAGCGTCCATGATCATCATCTGAAAGTTGTCGTAAAAGTATTCGAGCGCCTCGTTCCTTAAATAACGAGTGCGCTCATAGACTAATTCTTTGCCCTTTTCATACTTCGTAGGATCAAACTCTCCAATAATTGATTTGATATCGGCAAACCCACTTTCCAGTTGTTTGCCAATACTTTCATCTTCGGATGAATGAAAAATACGAAAGCGATCTTTGAATTCATCAATAAAAACTGGATCGTTCATTCGTTATCCCTCCAATAGATCAATTAAATCTTGCTTCTTAGCGTTGCTTGCATAATCAATTGCACGCTCGTCTAACAACGCTTTTAGTTCTGGAACCGTAAGGCTAGAATAGTCTACAGTCGCCATACGAGCGTTAGGCGTTGTTACTCCCCCGAGCCACCGCTAGTTGGAATAGCAATGTCATAGACTTGTGCTGCATAATTATCAACAGGCTTACCGTTACCCAACATGTCAATGGCATAAAGGGTTGCACGTTTCATCGCAAACGTTTCTTTGTATTCAGAAATCTTTTCAGGCTGAGACTGAGTAGCATCATAGCCATTTTCGATAAATACAATTAGTTTGTTAACAGGAACATCAACCGATTGGATAATGTGATCAGGGGAAATGAATGGCATGTTCGTCACGAATACCCCATTTGCATTTTGGATCGTTAGCCGTGCAACAATATCGTAGTAGTTGACTGGGTTGATAATTAAGTAAATCTTACCGTCAACCACACGTGTTTCATCAGTAGCATTTGTGTCACCAGTACCAATTGAATGTTTGTAAGAAGCCATTTTTTTCATAACAGCTGCAAATTCAGTAACCATCGAAGGTGCATCTTTGAATGTCAAAGTACCAACGCTGGCTTTATCCGGATAAACCCCACCAACAACGGCTCCATCTAAATCTTTCAACAAACCAATCGGTTCGTCTTTACCGGTACCAGTAACAATTTTAGTTGCCCAAGCGTCTTTAACAGCTTCTGTTAAGCAAAGGCGTACATAACGATTGATCCATCGAGCGCCTAAGTGCAATGTATCATTTGAAATTAAGAAGAAAGCAGTTAAGGCGATCTGTGTTGCTTCTTCCACTCCGAATTCAGCATCTAATTGCCCTTCAAGATCTTTATGCAATGGACCGAAAACGGCAACCCCTTTGCGGCGAGAACGAATTGTTTTAGTTAAACCAACAGTAGGTGTGAAATTCACCAGACGTAAAATAGGATGTTCCTTTTGAAGATCTTCAAATACACGTTCGAAAATGGTTACTGGCCATGTAATGTCCTTGTCGAAACCACCGGCTTTTTCTACTTCATTGTAGAATTTAGTTTCTTCTGCTGTTAAAACTGGAATGCCACGTGATTGAAGGATTTGGTTGTCAGTGACGTTCTTCAATTCTTCATATTCAGCACGTACTTGCGATCCTGCATCTTCTGCAATCGCAGTGACATAAGCTTCTAAAGCATCGTTTACTTGTTCAGGTGTTGCATCTTCTTTTGCAGAAATAGCGTTAAAGACTTTCTTCGCATCTGCAGTTTTGTCTGTAATTTTTAACATAATTTATTCTCCTTTTCGCAATCGTGCGATTAATGATTTTGGTTTAGGTTCTTGTTCCACTTGATTTGTTACAGTTTGATTTAAATTAGCCATAGCAACAGCAACTGCATCTTGAATCATTGATGCAATATCCTGCGGTTCTTCTTGAGGTTCGGCACGTTTTACAGAATCAGCAAATCCAAACTTTACAGCTTCATCTGCTGTGAACCACCTAGCTTCGTTAATCCATGTAGTGATTTGATCTTTTGATTGGCCAGTTTTATCTGCATAAATAGATAAGATAGAATCATCAATTGTTTCAAGAGCCTGCAAGGTTTTCTTGATATCAGTTTTATTTCCCCATCCAACTGTTTCAGCTTCATGAATCATAAATGAAGTTCCAACATTCATAATTACCTCATCCGCACCAGCGCAAATAAATGTTGCTGCACTAGCAGCCGTTGCCATGACTTCTACAGTGATATGACTGCTATGGTTTTTCAGATAGTTATAAATTTCAACACCTTGGAAAACATCCCCGCCATTAGAATTCAGACGAATCACAACATCATCAGTCACACCATCTAAATTATCTCGAATCAATTTGGCATCGATATACTTGTCATCTGACCAGTATCGTTTTTGGATAACACCAGATAAGGTGAGAATATGTTTTCCTTCTTTTGACTCATTGTGAAACTCAAAAGGTACTTTTTTAATTTCCGGCATTTTCGTTCTCACCTCCCTTCACTTTTTCATAGTTTTTAGTCATAATCAGTTGCTGTCCTTCGCCATTCGGCAACGGATCATAGTCAGTCACTTCACGCACTTCATCACGCAAGAACGTTCCGGAAGAAACGATCTTATCAATCTGAGTGGCGTTTTCCAGAATGCTGACAGGTAATACTTTAGAAACTTTGATACGTTCGCCGTTCTTGTATTCTTTTTTAGTAATAATTTTCGCCATTAGTTCATCCTCAAGCTTCTTCATTAGTGGTGCGATACACAACTTCCGAAAGGCTTGAAGGTTAGAATCAAGTTCAGCTTTTTCACCATAAATAAGCGCCGTAGGAACTCCTATGGCGTTGGCTACATCATCTATCAACGATGTTTTCATTTTATTCAGTTCATCCAGCGATTGATTAGACACACCTTGTTTGTTGGTGTATTCCTCATAATCAATGTTCTTCACCTTTGCCACGATCGCAACTGATTTCGTCTTAAAGGCTTGGTAGATTTTATCGACATATTCTTGAAGTTTTTCTGTTCGAGTCTTGCCGTTTTCATCTTTCTTTTCGTTGGCAGTAGCAGTTGCATTGATAGACACCGATCCACGAATTTGATTGTTTCGCATTGCAATTTCAATAATTCGCCCAAATAATTCGGAATAGTCCTCGAACAAGCCCTTTGTAAAACGATCAAGTTTATCATTGTTGTATTCAATATAGATCACATCTGACATATTAAAGCTTTTTTGAAACACATAGTTCTTTACTGTTACGCCAGTGAACACATCATCATAAACGGCATATTCAGTACGAGAAAAATCATCAGCTATCAGCAATTGGTTATCTTCAGTAAAAATGACCAGTACTTCGTTGTCGTCCATAAGTCGGTAGAAAAACTTTTCCCAGAACGTTGCAGCCGACATATCATTGTTGGGTCGAACATTCAAAATGTATTCCCAGTCAGCAGTACCATCTTTGTTTTTGAATTTTACTTCCAGCGTGGACATTGTCCTTGCGACAAAATCTAGCACTGTATTCTTTGCCATAATTTTCAGATATGCTCGGGCGGATTCATCATCACCATAGACGAGATCTGGGATCCAGTCCGAAGGTTCTTCATTACGTATGGACTGCTTAAAGACATCAAATAAACTCACATATTTTCACCACCTTTCAATTGGATTAGATATATGGATCACCTTCACTTTCCGGCAAATCGCCTGCCTGATTTATTTTGGATCTGTTCAGGTGGTTTCTTCTTGTATCCCAAAGGCGTTAAAGTTACTTTAGTGAAATAAACCATGTTGCCGGCCATTACGTTTTTTGTTTTTCGCTCAACGTTTAGATATTGTGGTTTATACATAATGATCACTCTCCTATTGCACACGTTTTGAATCCGGCTGAAATTAATTTTTGGTTTAGTTCTTTAATCATTGGACGCATTATTTTTTGCATTCTAAAACTACCTCCTCGGTAGTCAATGAACAGACCAACATCACTAGTGTTTAAATCGTATTCCCCCTCCTTGCAAATTAATTTCTTAACAGCAAAGATTGTAGAATTACCTTGATACCTATAATCACTATTTAATGTTGTTTGACCAAGCAAATACTGCATTTGAAAGTACCTCAACTCGAAACCCAAGGCTTTTTCAATCTTTTTTCCAGTTCTATAATCGATTTTCAATTAGATCACTCGCTTTCTAAAATTCGATTTCATCCAACATATCAAAGGCATCATCATAGTCGTAGTCAATGATTTCATCAGCACGCCATAGGCAGTATTCAAAAGCCTTGAAGCCGTCTGTCTTACGACGAACCTCTTCTTTCTTCTTGTATGATTTATTCCCATCACCGTTAGTCTTAACTAGTACATTGTTTGTGTACCAGCGCATCAATGGATTATCACCAAAGATAATGTGGTTATTTGCGAATGCATCTTCAATCCTTGGCGCTAGTAAATTATCAGCAGCTGTTGGGTTTTTAATCACTTTGATTTCAAATCCTTCCTCCAAAAACAATGGTCGCAATAAATCCATCCGGAAATTATCGGCTACTATTTTCGTTATACCGTATTTTTCACGTTGCTCAACAAACCAGCCGACAACTGTTTTAGGATCGATTGTGGGCCCATCTATGACCGTCAGCAATCCTTTTTCTTCCCATTCCCTTATCGGTGCAAATTTTTCTTTTGTAGTTTCAGAAGCTTTACGAGAATATCCGTAGTAAATGTCCACAAATTGCTTTCTAACGAACGAATGGGTCTTGAATACATAATCATCCCCATCACGAAACAAAAGCCCACAAGCGGCGAAATCACGCAGACTGGCATAGTCTAAACCGCCAATGGCTTGTTTGCCGATTAGGTTTGTTGGGAATGGTCTGTTGGTTGCCAGAATCTCTTCACGACTAGCCACCGATCGTTCTAAGTCTGTGACAGGTAAGTTCATACGTTTAGTCATGAACTCTTCTCGGTTGCTTGGATCGTCTTCCAAATCCTCGTATTCTTCCATAACAGTTTCGTAAAGATTGTCCGCATACTCAGATAGTGGCTGATGAAACATGGGATTGGCTAATTCCCAGTTGTCAGGATCATTGACCTGTTCTTCTGAGTCTAGTTTGCAAATGAAAGGAAAAAGAGCATTGAAACGGACTGAACCGCTCAACACTCTTTTCGCTTTTTCTTTCATGTCGTCCAAGAATCCCTCACGAACATAACCGTCAGTCCCCACATAAAACTCCCTCGGGTTCGGGCGTTTACCAAGCCCACTAATATGGACTTTTACATCTTTGTTCGATTCGTATCGATGGATTTCATCAAAAGCTACTGCTCCATCACGCAATCCATCTTTTGTATCGCCATTACTAGTACGGAATTTTATCTTGCTTGCAGTCTTTTTGCTGGTGATCACAGACTTGCCATATTCGAAAGCTTTTTGTAAAGTCTTATTCCGCTTGATTGTATTGTATATCTCTTCGAATGATGTTTTCGCTTGATCCTCACTATTAGCAACGATCGAAATATTGTAGTCCATGATGCCATGCATTTCGGTTTGCAGAAAGTTTAGTACCACAGATAGCAGTCCGTTTTTTCCTCCACCACGACCAAACATCCATAGGAACTTACGATAAACATTCCGGTCATTCTTTTTGAAATAAAAAAAGATAAATGCGATTAAGAACTTCTGGAATGGCAGCATTGGGAAATACCATTTCTCACCATAAGCAATGCACTTATCAATCATCACATCATCGAAGTAAACATCATCCCGACTAAGAACATCACGTTCTAAATACTCAATTAAATCTGCTCGCTCTTTGTTAAACTTTATTTTCCCTGATTTGAATTGTTCGATATAGTAATCAACATGTTTTTGATGAATCATGTTAGATCACTCTCATCGTAATCATCTTGATTATCAGTGACTACTTTACCGTTCAAATCATCAAGGTTAAGGTCTTTACCAAGAGCAATAATTGCACGAGAAATCGTAACTTTTTGAGCGATTGCTGGGTTAGTTTTAAGATACGTTTGAGTGCCGTTAAAGCCTTCGACAATTGGTCCGTATTGCTTAACAGCTTTATCCATTTTTCGATAAAGCCTAACTAAATCAAGGTATCTCTCAACTTTTTCAAGTTCCATCTGATCGTTTACGTCAATCTGTCTCAGCAACTGTTTCTTTAAATCTGACATCTTCAAAGGCTCTCACCCCCCTAGCAAAAAATTTTTAGTCATAAATTTGGACAGTTGACCCCTCCCACCGGTTCCCTAGATTGGGATTTGACCCCAAAATAATTCGACCGGGGGTATGTTGGTCCCCACTTTCATTTGTTATTCGGTCCTGTTTTGGGATTTGGTTTCCACGAAGTCGATCGACAATGAGATGTAATCGTACGTTACCTGTTCTCTGTCTGGTGCTGGATGAGTTTCATTGTAGTCCCCACCCATTATGATCACATGACCATCATCAACTCGCTGCTTAAATGAATTCAACTTATCAATTGTATCCTGAATCCAAGTACTGGCATCATGTCTTGATTCATTTAGATTTTGAATTGCTGATCCTTCTTTTATAAATGTTCTTTCATCATTACTCATTGATTCATTACCTCCCCAGTGATTCGATCAATAGATAATACTTTCTGTTTGGGATCATCATAAGTCACATAAATAAATGTAATCACATTGGTTCCTTCATCCCAGTCGTGTTTTGTTACATAGTGATTCGTCATTGATACAACTCCGACTTCGCAACCTTTGATATTCAGTTTAGGAACATGTCCATTCAAATCGAAGCTAACGTCTTCGCTATTCAATCTCAACACTCCCTCGTAATTAATACCTCCCACACCCAATATAGGTGTAGGAACCCAGTCATTCTGTGTACTGAGTAATCTTTTCAAAATACCTACCACCACTCATCATCCCACTTTCTTTTCTTTGGTTGCCCACGATAGTTCATTCGATCGTGTCGCTTATTGTGACAGTCCTTACATAACGTTCTTAGATTGTCTGGATCAAACGCCAGCTCTGGATTTGTTTCTAACTCTTTGATGTGATCGACTTCCAGTATCGAATCATACTGTGTAGTCAGTCTGCCTTCTGCTTTACACCACTGGCATTCATAGTGATCTCTCTCAAGTATTACCTGCCTTAGATTTCTCCACTTAGTCGATCCATAAAACCTAGCTCGATCCGCTTTGGTTTTTACAACAGGTATCATTGTTCTTTGGCTAATTGCTCAACGTAAACATTTACCAAGGCTCTTTGCACTTGTAAGATTCCATCTACTCCAAGCTGAGTGACATCAAGATTCATACGTTCTTTTATAAACGTTGCGTTGACAGGTGCCTCAAGTGATCGCTTCATCATGTAATAATTCAGTGCTGCAAGTTCATCTACCTTTAGTCCGTAAGCTGTAATGATTTTCCAGAACAGATCAGCAATAGCATCCATGTCCTTCTCTTCTCGCAACTGAGTTAGCATCTTGATGAAGTCGTCTTGCTTTTCTGGAACAGATTTCTTTTTATGATCCTGCAGTTTCTTCATTCCTATCACTCCTTTTCGGCATAATAAAAAACACCTGAGGTTAATCAGGTGTTTAGACGAATTTTATTCTGTACCCATGATGTATTCATATGCTTCTTTAACAAAGAAAAAAGATGCGATAAAAGCTAAAATCAGTTTATTCTCAACTAATTCTAAAGAAATGGATATTAAACCAGCGCATATTAACAATGTGGTTAATACTCTATAACCAGTCTTTTTAAACTTATCATCTTTTTCAATTTTTCTAATATAATAATCAAGTAAACAAAACATGACGCCAATAATACCTCCAAGTATTAGATAGCCTACTTTATCTGTAAATATATTTAAATGATTTAAAATAAGTAATAATGCAAAAAATATTGCCATCAACGTCTTCCATTTATTTTTATTCGACATCAGTAACACACTCTCCTTTTATACGATACATCCATCATACCGAATTTAAAAAGAAAAGTGAATAATAAAAAGACAGCACTAGCGAATTCTGAAATGAGGAGATTCACCTCGATTCAAAAAATTGTGCTGTCTTTCTATTCCTGTCAAAGAAGTAAAGCGATGAGGGATTAGCCCCCTTTCGGTATTTGGAATAGTGTGAGTAGTCCAACAACCGGCTCTCCGTTTCTTCTACGCTATTACTATAACCTGTTTAAATCAAGAAATATACACAGGCTTTGAGGTCGCAT